GACCATGTCACGACCGCTAATGCCTACGTAAGGTTGTACTTTTACATCTATTTTAGGATTATTAGCATTGCCTAAGAATACATTTGTTCCATCAACAAGCTCAAACTCTATTTCGCCCTCTATGTTCGCGAATGCACCGCCATACGGTATCTTTGTTTTATCAAAATACATATGAGCGCAAGTATCACCCATGATTGAAGCGTCAAAACAAGCATCACGATAGCGATTTTCCATCTTGAATTTTTCGAACAAGTTGTCAATCTCTGCTGTTGCTATCTCACTTGCGTTTGTATCGGGGTTGTTATCATCATCAGCATATGCAAGAGGTTCTAGTTTTAACTTGACCTTACTTGAAGTCATAAAAGCTACAAAATAGGTTATAACTCTCTTGATATAGTTGAATACTGGTGCAGGAAAGTCCTCGCTTTCTAAGTTGCGCCATTGCTTATCGTTGAAGAAGTCTATTGAAGTATTTACTGCATCATAATAGTTAGGCTTTAATCTGTTATTAAACTTTACGCCATCAAGGTATTTCTGCCAATCTTGTACTTTATCACCGTTATATTTACTCATTTACTCACTTCCTTTTCCCCATTGCTGTATTAATATCGTAATTCAATATAGCTTCAAAGCTTTTATTTTTGCGTTCTATCTCTCTTTGTTTATCCTCGTCAACTACTAGCGGTTTCTTGCGTTGTCCTAGCCTATATCCTGCGTAGAATATGCCTGTTAGGGCAAAAGAAAAGAACAACATTGCTGTTGCTCCTATTAAGTAACTCATTTAATTCCTCCTATCCGAAAAATCCTTTTGGTATCTTAGTCATGTTTGATATATCTTTGTTGTACTTTTCTTTTGGTGTTAGGTCGTCGTAAGGGTCTTTTTCTTCTTTTATAAAAGTACTAGTTGTACGCATTATACAGAAGTATCTTAGTGCATCGGGTGCGTGTGTAATTTCATGTGGTTTATTTTCTTCTACATCGTTTGGGTTATCTTCGCATTGTTTTAACTGTGGTAATGTTCTTATGAGGTTTTTACAATTACTAAATATCTTTAGCTTTGCTGTGTTGATTGTTTCGCCTGTTTGTTCGTCTTTAGTCTCAAATATCTTTAGCCACTCTTTAACCGCTAACCAACCATCTTCGCGATCTGCCCCCGCCCTATAAAGTGTTTCGCCGTTCTCTCTAAATATATCCATTGCACTCTTGCCTGTTTCTTGTCTTCTATTGTCGAGGTCAGGAGGTGCGTACTTTCTTAGTACTCTATCTTTACCGTTAACCTCTTTAATTCTTTTGGCAGCTTCTGATATTATTAAGTCGCTTTCGTATAATTCCTTATAAACGTAAGCATTACCCTGTGTATCTATTGTGATCCATAAATTAGCCAGCATATCAAGTCCATAGTCCTTTGAAGTGTACTTGTTCCAATGTGTAGGTATTGGGAAGGGTTCGCATATATGAATATCTTTCCTAAACTCTTTAAAAAAGTGATTCCCATACATACCCCATTGACCTAACGCATACACATTAAATTCTTCTGGGTTGTCTTGTTGTTGCTTTAATAATGTTTGTGAATAGGTATCATCTATAAATCTATTATCTAAATAGGTTGTGTGCATTATAAGGGTGTTTATCTTATACTTCTCTATATCTTTTTTAAGTTTATCGTCATATATTAATATCTTTTCGCTGAAGTCAGGCATATCCACATTCTTATAATATGTGCAATCTTCAAAGTGCTGTAATCCGCATAGCATTAATTGATAAGGTTCCTTATTGTCAAAATACATTCCTTTTATCCAGGAGGTTTCATGTACTGGGTTAAAGCTAAACGATATTTGCATATACTTATCAGTACCGTTTTTATTCTTACCCTTATAACCTCTTAATCTTCTTTCTACTTCCCTTAATGCAGATACTTCTATTTGGTCTGCTTCTTCAAGCCACACGGAAGATATATCAAATATAGACTTTAATTTATCAGGGTTATCAAGTCCCCAAAATATAAATGTATTACCATTAGGCAGATATGTTATGCTTTCATGCCCTTTAGATAGATTTATTTTCCATTGACCTTTTATATAACTTGATTCATACCTTGCCTTTATCCTAGACACTATCAAAGGTACTTGTGATTCTGATATTTGCTTTTGTTCTGCCCTACAGCATAATATACGGTGGTTATCCTCTGTAACTATTCGATCTATATTTTTATCTGCTATCTCGTAAGATTTACCGCTGCCACTACCACCAATTAAGACAGCATACCGACCTTTAAACTTTCGATATGCTTCATATATAATATTGCGTGAATTGTGTTCGCATTCTTCAGCTTCTAGCAGCCTAATAAGTTCTATTTCTTCCTTTTGTGTTAGCATAGCATCACCTTACTTACTCCACATTCCTTGCAAGCATCCCAAAGCAAACTATCCTCTTTATAATCTATATAACCTAGATATTTACATTCATATACTTTTATTCTACAACTTGTTTCAAAACTCGACCAACACATATCTTTGCAAGTATCTGCATGTTCGCAGCTTGACTTATCTAAGTTTATAGTTTTAATGTATTTTCTCCAAGGGCAAGGTATCCCTTTGCCTTTTTTATATGTATAGCAGTATAAGGTATTTTGGGGTATATACTTTTTCATAGCTCTTTTTTTCATACCTTTACCCCTCCTAATATCCACATTGCACGAAATGGATAATTTCGTGCAATCTACTATTGAGTATTTGCAACACTTTGCTCTATTTGCCTTAACAAATCTACTGCTTTTTTACGTTTATGCAGTGCTAATGTATATATTATAATTTCCATTTATACTGTTATAAGGCGGTTAGATAGTGGCATTTAGTTGAGCATTTGCAACAAAATCAATTTCCATTTTTGCTATATGTCAACACAAATATGAGGATTATTTAAAATTATTTTTTTATATCCCAACTTATCTTGTAACTCCGCTATCCTCTTTTGTCTATCCTCTGCTGTATATTCTATGGTTTCGGTAATATTATGGGATTCTATGCGATCTGTAAACATGCCTAAATGCTTACCTATTAACTCTAGCGATTTATTTGCTCCGGTGTGCTCAAACTTATATTCTCCGGTGTTATTTCCTTCTCTATCTAATACAGCTTGTTGCTGCAGGCATCTCTCTGTCACATATTTAAGGTTGTTCAACACCCATTCTACAGTAAGCATGTTACGCTCTTTAAACTCATTGGTAAGGTATTCTATCCTTGTTGATATCTTGTTGTCACCAGCAAGCTCACAGGCGTTTCTATCTATGGTTGAATCTTTCATGTTAGATGCGTTATATGCCCTCTTATATGCCTCTCGCTGTGAGAGTCCGGCAAATAAGCCTTGTGCATAACGTTCTTGTTTTATAGTTAATTTATCATCTTCCATTCTTATCGCTCTCCTACTACATCTGATTCTTTATAGTGGTTAGTATATCTATGAGTTGAGATAGTTCAGCCTTATCGAAGTCCTCATAATTTATGGTTAATATATTATCTTTTAACTTCATTTCTTTTAAAAACTCATAACCACTTTTAATTCTATGTAATACTGTTACACTCTCTATATGCTTACTATTTTCTTTGTATATGCGGTCTATGGTTTCTGCTATTAATTCTTTCGTTGGTGTATTGTAACCACATCTATAAGCTTCTAAAACTTCATCAACAATTGCTTTCTTATTTATTTCCTTATACCTTATATTTACTTCCATATTACCCCTCCAAAACTTCTGTGTTGATATCATTTTGTACCCACTCATTGAGTTTTGCTAACATTTTAAATTCTTTATCACTTAAACGCCCTGTCACATAGTCTTTTGCCATTAAATTACATAAATTACATAATACATCATCATAGTATATAACTTTACCCATCTATTATCCTTTCAAAATTAAGTTTTGCCATACTTGTTTTGTGTTATTGTCCCCTCCATACAACAACTTTTCCCTGCAACTCTTTCAATTGCTACGCCAAATACTATTAATACGGTTTTGGTAGGATCCGTAACCTCTATTATATTTATTTTAATTATAATTATAAAGATGGGACTTACTGCTGTCATCACGACATGCGCCCAAGATATTAGAGTCTTATCAGTTCTTCTTTGCCTCGACCTGCTTTAGTGTAACTAACTAGTCGGACTCCAAATTCACTATTCATCAGGCCGCTACTCGCGTATTGATCGGCTCCGCAAAACGCTTCATTATGATACAATGCTAAGCCGTTATAGTCTTCAGCTTTTCTATGGTGTATGTGACCTGCATTTATCTCGCGAACATTAAACTCTCTAAATAATCTATCAGCTTCTTTAAGCTTGCTTATACCTGCATTATCGCCGTGTAAAAGCAATATACTATAGTCAAACAATGGTAATATAGCCATACTTAAACCTTTTAACTTTGCTATGAAATGTATGTTCTTGAATTTGCCGTATTTCCAAGCCAACATATTATATATGATGTTCCCAAAGCTTTCTTCCTCTGTTCTCTCTTGCTTAGCTTTTTCTATTGATTCATGGGATCCATTTACTTTTGCAAACGTTACGTCATATCCTGCTGTTATCAATGTTAAGAACAATTGCTCATAAGCCTTTATAACCTCTGTAGTAGCATCTGTTACCCATGTGCCGTGTTTTGCAACACTTCCGTGTATAATTCCGTGGATTGCGTCCCCTAGGTCTGCTATGTAGATTGTTTTACCTGGTACGTTGTCTATTAACGATTGTGCTAGTTTTGCGAATCTCTCGTGCATAATTGTAATATTATATTTATTGAAGTAGTTGTCAACTTCTAGTCCAGCGTGTACGTCAGCCACATACGCAACATATAATTCTTCTGTATTTCGCTTAGACTTAACTATGTTATATGGCTTTGCATCTATCTGATTAACAGCTGCACACATTTGTTTTTGCCAAAAATCTATTACATCCATCTGTTTAACACGATTTTCTATATCGGCGAATTTACTATGTTCGATCTTTGTTAACGCGTATTGCTTTTTCTTTATTCTGCACTTTTCCGCTATTTCATCAGCTGTATAATAGTCAAGTTGCTTTGGTGTAAAAGGCATACTATCCTTTGTTATGTCAAATGCTGTCTTGACTGCGAAAAATTCCTTGCGGGTCAAGTTCATTTTCATTGATACTTGATTGAGCGTTAAGTGTGCTATGCAGTATAAGTTAAAAGCTTCTTCTAGGTTTTCAAAGGTTATAAATATTTCATGCCTTTGTTTTTGTCCGTAGTAGATTGTATAGCCTTTGTCTTGTTCCTCATACTTAGGTTTCGGTTCTTCTTTACCCTCTACCTCTACAATTTTACTAGGGTGATCATACCGGTATAGTCCTCTTTGCACTGTCTTATATTTCATGTTTAAGGTGGTTGCTATGTCGCCTAGATTTTTACCCTCTTTACGGAGTTGGTCGGCTTTAATGTGCCAACCCATTTAATTGCCCAACTTTATATTATTTGCTATACATAATTTTTGTGCGTATTCTAAGTTACTTACAGCTTCCAACAATGCTTTCTCAAGAATACATCGACGACTTATATTGATCTCTTTGTTTTTTATTACTTGTATCGTATAGTCTTTCAAGTTTTCTATTATATTGTTCATAAGCTAACTCTCAACATTAATCTTTGTGACCTTATCCAGTCAACTATTCTTTGTTTTATTATTTTAGCCATAATTAACCTCCTAAAAAAAATAGATATAGCGCATTAGATAACCAATGCGCTAGTGTTCTACGTAGGTGCCAGAGGGAATTGGCACCTTTCGAGACTGCTTTCATTTGTATCATAACAAAATTTTGTCAATATGTCAGTGGGTTAAAGTGGGTATATTTTCCGTTTACACCCTTGCACTAACCTCTTTTATCCAATCCTCCGAATATCCCAACATTTCCGCTATTTGCGCTAATGTATATTTTTTTCGACCGTCCTCGTTTTTTTGATATTTAAGATATGCAACCTTACTATAAATGTTGTCACAATCCTTTATAAATACGTTTACACTGTCTAGATTTGTTTGCATATTCTCAATATACTCATTTTCCATCACTATCAAGTTCCAGAAATGGTTCATATTATAAACTATCTTGTCAAGAGTTGAATCGTCACTACTTCCCCTGGGCATATCTAGATTCGCATAGTTTTGACCCTTAATCTCTCTAGGTCCACTATTATCAAATTGATTAGTCCAATATTTCCAACTAACCTCAAAACTATCTCTTAGCTTGATATGGGTTTCTAATTCCATTATCAGTGATTTATAATTTTTCATATATTACCCCCACCTTACATTTTAAAATGTCTTTGAAATGGCATTTCCTTATCTATGTAGATTATCTCCGTTAAGTCTACAAGCCGCTTTACGTAATGTTTTTTATCTCGCCAATACTTTACACTCACCTTTTGCCTATCTGCCGTTATATCGCCATATAGGCTCTCGTCATAGTCTAGTTGAGTACCGTTGTATTGTCTGTCCAATCCCATATAGTAAGTGGCATCATGGTTTGGCATATGTTACACCTCCATATTATTTTTATAGGTTTCAAGACTTTTAACAATCCGATCATTTCTTGTATGTCTTTTAACTAAAAATTGCTCAAATGTCATTTTTTTAAAAATGTTAGGTTGATTGCAATATGCGGCATAATCTATTAAGAAATCAGAATCTTTACTTTCCCAACAATTAATGTCTCTCATGAGATATGGCAAGCACTCTCTTTCTCTTAACCATTCAACACGATTCATACTATCTGCTATACTTGTAAACTCAGTGTTATGATAAATATAAAACTTAATTTTCCACGCTTTTGGAATGTGCTTCTTTGCTATGTTTAAGCCTTTTTCTATAATTAATTTTTGTTTTATGTTGTCAAATGCAAAGGTGTATTCTCCCATATAATTAAGATTACTCAACAACTCTGCATCTTCATCATCAATTCTTCTTATATCTAATCCTTGGTTAAATTGACAACGTATTCCCCTTTTTACCAACTCTTTTAATATATCCTTGTGTCCTTCGTAGGCTAAAAAATTATTATCCATAAACTTTACTTGTTTGTGCCTTATTATGTCGTCTATGTCTTGATATCTGTATAATTCACCTTCCGTTACAGGTACTTTGCAGAAGTAACACTTATTCGGACAACCTTTGGTTATAAATCCAAAACTTGTATCTGTGTCAAATAACGAGTAATCTATTTCCAAATGTTCAATTTCAGCAGGAAGTTTCTTTTTAGGGTATAAGCTTCCAACTCCACCTATTTCTATTTCTTTACACCCTGTCACTTCCCATTTTCCTTGATTTACATCGAATAATTGTGATATATAAGTTTTATCATAAGCCGAAGCATCAACTGTAATATGTTTTTTAGATGGATATCCATCCAACCCTAAATGTTTTATAGTTACTCGATCGCCTTTTGATTTATGATGAGTGGAATATTTTCCTAGTGCAATATTGACTTCTTTATAATCAACACCAATTAGCAATATATGCATTATTTCTTCCCCCATTCAGTAATTAATAAATTCTTCTCACTCTCGCTTATTACCTCAATCCCCAGCTCTTTTGCATCTGATATCACACCGTCTAGCAATACGCTAAACTCCTTACTATCATATAAATGTGATCCGTAATAGCATTGTATTTGTATTCCTGTTTTACCGTTTATGGTTACTTCACCTAATACCCTTGCCGTTTTCCATTGCAGCATCATTCTGTCAACAGCTTCCTGCTTTACTATTACATGAGTGAATACTCCGTATCGTTCGAGTATCGTGAGATATACTGCATCTTTATCGCTTTTTATTACATTAGCTATTTCAGTACACATTTTCCAGAGTAGGGCATTGGCATCTAAGCTGCGCTTTTGTGTAAATTTCTTTATGCTTACTTCTAACTCTTTGCCCTTTGCGATAATTTCCTTTAACCCTGCGACCTCCTGTGCTGTTTGGTGGCACTTTAAAGTAGTTAACACTATTTCCATTAGCTTAGGGTCTTCGGTGTATTGTATTCTTATTGTGTTAGCTTTCATAAAAGTATTTTCCTTAATTTCTTACCGCATAGAGGACAATAATTTATAGGTATTCCAATCATGCCAAATATATCTATGCTAACTAAATGCTTATCTTCTATGGATATTTGTGTGGATGGTTCGAATCTTTCTTTTATAGTTTTATTGTTATAGCAATAATTGCAACCATTTCTTTTCCCATTAATTGAACAATCGTATCCCATTTTTTAACCCTCCCATATTTCAACCTCGATTCTAGGATTTATAGTATCTATGTAAAATTTATCTTCAAATCCTGTTATGTTGTTCCATCCGTCATTTTTGATAATTCCTGCTTTTGCTAGTCCGTCCCATATAAATTTTTTTGCAAAACTGATATTATCTTTATCCTTCTTCTTGTTTTTGCAATACCAACTTATTGTTAGCCTTACATTCTCGAGAGGTTGCAATACTTTTATTTGCTTAGCACACCATATGACTGTATCTGTATTAGTTGCTTTTAGTTTTGCACCTGCAAATCTATTGCTACGTTCTGCGTTTATGTAGGTGTTGAGGTCGGTGAGTTCACCGGGGATTATGATCTTAATCATTGCCCCACCTCCGCTAATATCTTTCCGTCTATCTTTCCGCCACACAACTTAATGATTATATCTTCACTTGCGTATTGGTCACCCTTAGGCATCATGCCTTTTAATAGTCCTCTTAGCTGTATGGGGTTATAGTTCAATAGCTTTTGTATGATGTATGGATTATAATAAGGTTTGAAGAATATCTTTTTTAGTTCTAGGTATGCTTCAATTTTCATTTGAAGGTCTTTGCCTTCGTGTGGGTGCGCGTGTGTGTCTCGGTGGCAGCCGGTACACATATAACTATCATCTAGGTTTATATCGTAATCCATGAATTTAAACTTCTTTGGCGCACCCATACCTTTTTCAAATTTGTGATGATGATGTTGTGCTTGTATTCCGCAATATCTGCAACTTTTATCATATGCCATACTTAAAAACCTTCTTGCCTTGTCTATTTGGAATGTCTTGCATTTCAGGTTTAATTGCTTCCATTTCCATGATGCCTAGATAATTAAATACTACCGCTGCTGCGTGATCTTCATCATCCCATCCTGCTTTATATTTCAAGTGATGCCTTTCTGCACTATCTGCAAAGCTTGTACATGGTATGCCCTTCATAAAATTAAACCTTTCATATTGTTCTGCACCCTTTTGGTATAGCATTGATAATCTTAGTAGTGCGTTTGGTGGTATGCTTAGACAATCACCTTTACCTTTATCACTACCTCTTACTGCACCTGTTGTGAAATGTCTATATCCACTGTCTGTTATAGTGTCTAGGTTCTCTCTGTGGAAGTAATCGCAATCCTCACAATTGTATTCAGCTTTTGAATCACATTTTCCATTGAAAGTACAACTAGCTTTATTTCTCATTCACCTTTCCCCCTATTTTATAGTGTCATTAATCCACCTATTAACAGTATTAAACCCGGTATTACCCACAAGACAATGATTACTATTTCAAATTCAAATATAACCGCAAAATCTTTAAACTTCATTTAACTCACTCCTATATTTTTCTTTTGCCTTTGCTATTACTTCTTCCACAGGTACCCCGCTAAAATATAGTTCTACGGCATATTCTGCTATTATAGGTTTTAAGTCTATTATTGTTTGCATAGCCTTTCCTCCTAAAAACTATTTATTTGGCACATTATATTGCATTCTTCCATTATTTCATCTTCCATTCTTCCTCTATTAGGCTCTAGTACATCTAAATAAATTCCATTTATACAAGATGCGCCCGTAAGTCTTTCAAGTTTAGACCTGCTTTCAAATACATCTGGAAAATCTCGCCTTATTTTATTCCAATAACCCATTCCACCCTTTACGCACCCGATGCAGTTATTGTTTTTATATCCCATGTCATACATTGCAGGTCTTTTTATTCCTAATTTTTTAGCCATGCCGTGAACCTCGCTTTTAGTCAGGCTTTTGTCTATCAAAGAAAATTCATGTTTATACTCTGGCATAGTTTCTTCGATTCTTTCCGCCCTATGTTTTTCGTTTAAATCCATGCCCCATAAATAAGTAAGGTCTTGTCCTTTATATTGTTTTTCCCATTCTTTCCTAACTCTCTTTTTCAATACATTTGTGCAAGTCGCTCCACCAACACCATTTATGTATTTGAATTGCCTTACTACTTCATCTACATTTTTATATCTCGATTGCAATATTTCTATTGGCATTTCTAAATAATCTTCACAATCTTTTAAAAACCTTAAAGTATCCGGGTGTTGGTCATCTATGTGTATATAAACCATTTTATCTACGGTTTTTTTAACTAAATAAGCAGATATAAAGCTTGATAATCCTGCTGAAAACCAAGATACTTTCATTTACCTCACCCCTCTCTAAAATGGCAATTCTGAATCTTCGCTTTCGTCAATTACTGTAAAGTCTGCATCTTGTACCTTTGCCTGTCCCTTCGCTATTACCTCAAACCCAAACACCGTCAAATTATCGTAATAATTGCCGTTTGTTGCTTTCTCTTTAGTCATAATTGCACTTGATATTTCTATCCTATCCCCTTCTCCGATTGTCTTTGCAAGGTCTGATGCTTTGCCTACAAACTTTGCGTTCCAGAAGCTGTTTATATATTTGCCGTCTTGACCTTTGCGACCTGTTGTCAATGTTGCAAGTGATAGTCCGTTTCTGTCCTCTACTTTTTTAACAAAGGCTTTTGTACCCTCTCTTATATTTACGCTCATTACTTATTCCTCCCTATTATTAATTCTTTGCTATGCTTCAAACTAAACTTATCAGCACACTCCCTGTAATTACCGCCTATTGAATCAATTATCTCTAGTAGATAAAATCTAGGATATTCAGCAAGTATTCTTACTTTGTTAGTTTGTATTGCGTAGCCTTTACCACCCATTAGTTGTACTTTTCTTGTATATTTCATTGTTGTTCCTCCTATTTTTATATTTGACTTTTCCATCTTTTACCGTCCTCTATAAATAATTTGTCCATTGGATGATTATGATGTGTACATTTACCCTTCCACTTTGGACAATCTACACAGAGTGAATCAGGGCAGTATCTGCGGATAAATTGTTTGTATGCCTGGAATGCTTTGTCTGTTATTTTCATTAAAACCCTCCTAAAAATTCGTTTATCGTTGGTCTAAATCCACTTACTTTTTCAATGTTGTTACACAGTTGTTTCATCTGCATTAGTATTTCTCGGTATTCACACAGCCATTGTTCAACTTCTTTTTCAGTTGTACTGCTATTCTCTAAAAATGCAGTAGCTTTGTTAAATCTGATTAGCAGTTTATTGTATTGCTTTTCAAGAATCGTGCATTTTTCAACTATTTGTATTGGTTGCATTCTCTACCTCCTTAAAATGGCATTTGCTCGCCGTCATCAGTGAAATACACTTCTGTAAATCCTTCATTTTTTACAACTCCTCCCTCTGTTTCCCAACTGTATTTAGCGGTTTCTTTCGTTTCGTTGTTGTAAAATCTTAATGTATTTTTGCTAAAATTAAACTTCATTACTTTTCTATCTCCACCCTCCCTGTCTTTTAGACTTGTTATGATTGCGTCGTATTCTGCATCATCTGACCAATTACGTTCTACTGCAATTATGTTGTCTGCTTTATTTGCTATGTTGTTACTTCCGCTAATATCTGTTTTTTCTAGGTTTGGCTTGCCGTTGTTTATTTCTTGCTTTTCTTTGTTTGGATGTGCAATTAGTACAACATGACACTTATTATTTATTGCAAAATCTTTACACCTTTGAACAAAGTTGGCTTGATCCGAATATAAACTATCTGCATTTTCTTCTAGTTTTGACATTAAGTTATCTATTACAAATAGCTTTACTGAATATCTTTGTGCTGATAATTTCATTAACTCAAAGAAACTATTTAGGTTTCTATTTACTGCATCAGCCTGCCTATCAAATAAGTAAAAGGTTTCTTTGTGCCATTGTTTTATAATTTTTATTGTTGCAGGGTTTACCTCTGTTTTAAGGTTGTATTTTGTTTGTATTGCCCTTAAGTAGCCTTGCTTGTTCCCTACCAATTGGCGGTATATCCAGTTTTGTATTTTGTCGTTTGACATTTCACCACTATATAAGAATGTTTTAACTTTTTTCTCTAGGCAATGTGCTATTATCTGACTTATGAAGGTTGTTTTCCCTTCTCCATTTCTACCGAATATAACCGTTAGTTGACCTTCTTTCCAATCCTCAACGTGGCTGTCATACTCTATAAATCCTGTTTCAATACCTTCATTTCTAGTTTCTACTAATGATTGATAGTGTAGGTTTGATACATCAAGCAACCCACTTGGCATTTGGTTTATTGCTTTGTCTATAATTTCATATACCTTTTGCTGACCTTCTCTATACATGACTTCATTTGCATCTTTATATTTATCAGATAAAACGATCTTTACATTTTTTAATTTCGCCTTTACTTCATTTGCAAACTTTATACCTGGCTCGTCATTGTCAGCAAATATTATAAATTCTTTTATCTGCTGTAACCATTCCCAACAGTTATCTACCCATGCAAAATTGTTTACTCCACTTGGTATACTTACCACATTCTTATAACCGCTTTGCCATACTGCCATTGCATCAGGTTGCCCCTCTGTTATAACTAAAGGTTTATTATTGTCGATGTGCCACATACCCCATAAGATCGCTTTTGTATTTACCTCACAACCGCCTTTTATTTCTCCTTTCCCTATTCCTCTGTATGTTACATATGCAAGTTTGTCATTCTCGAAGTATTGAAAAACATAAACCTCTTTTCCATTCCAGTTATGCTGTTTAACCCTCCATTCTTCCAATGTTTGTTTTGTTATTTTGCGTATAGCCATGAAGTCAATAGCTTCTTTTGACAACTCTTGCATTTGTATATTAGGGGCTACATAGTCCTTCTTGGCTACTATGTTTGTTCTTTCAAAGGCTTTCATTCCTGTTATATAAGCAACTTTTTCTTTTGCTTCTATAAAACTCATATGTTCAAAATCTGTATAGTATTTGTATATGTCTATCGAACCACCACACGCATGACACCGCCATACTAAACCTTCGTCGAACCAACTCATACTAGGGGTTTTTTCATTATGCAGCGGACACAAAACTTTTTTACCTTTATTAACTTGAAAGTTTAACCCAGCTGCTATAATATCTTTAGCTCTTGTTCCTAAAGCAAGTTTTAATTCTTCTGCGTCCATACTAATGGTTTCTCCCTTCTTATTTTTTCTTCTACTTTTATAGGCTTCTGCTTTGGATTTTGTCCCCACTTCGCTGCGTTGCTACACCATTTACTTATTTGACTTCTTGGGCTATCTTTTGCCTTCAATGGTTTGTCTAACTTATTGATAGACCATTCTTTAATTACAGATACAATGTCTAAGTCAGGGTATTTTTCTGTTAACCTAGAATACATATCAATTTCCTTTTCTCTGTCAAGAGGGTAGTTTTTAACTTTTTCTAATACTTGAATAATTAATAATTCATTAGGTTTTAAAATAGTAACGGTTTCTGTCACGTTATTAGTAACGTTACCCTCTATATCTATATCTAGTTCTTTATCTATATCTAGTTCTAGTTCTAGTTCTAGTTCTGTCGCGTCACCATGCGTCACTGTGACGTCACATAACAATAACTGTTTCTTTTTTTCTCTGTAAGCAATAGTTCTAATCCTTGTCTGTTCCCTTATTTTGTCTAACCCTTCAATGTTTTGGTATTCTTCCCAGTTCTTTATATAGATAATATCTTCAAACACTTCAATCATCGAAAACCTTTCAAGTGTTACAAGTGCTAACTGGATAACAGATATTTCATAGTCAAATTCTATTGCCAAATCTTCTATTCTGAATGGTATTGTATCTGTCAAATACAAGGCGCCACCCTTATTGCTCTCTCCTGCTTGTGCCAATAAGAAAACCCATATCAGCACAATGTTATTTCCTTCTGGTAATGTCCTAATTCGCTTTATCTTCTTATTGCTCACCATATCTGTGTAAATCTTTATCCATTTTACATCTGCCATTTATTCACCTACTCTTTATAATCTTAATACTGCATCAAGTTTCTTTTGTTGATATGCCATGTTGTAATCTCGACACTTTTGGCAGTAGTATTGTTCTGCGTCTTTTGCTCTACCACACGGACATAAACCTTGTCGCTTGCGTTTGTTGCGTAGTTTTAGTGATTGTACACCGTTCATATCCTACCTCCCCATTGATTTATGTATTGTAAAATGTGAGTCACAACGTCTATTGTCCAACCATCGCCTAATAAACTCGCTGCTTCATTTCTTGATACTATTGAGGTATATCCTTTAGGTACTGTTTGGCATTGTTCTAGTTCGTTTTGTGTCATGTATCTAACTCCATCAAATACATTGGAATCACATTTTATTTCATCAGCACTCAATACTTTTATGTTAGAGTTGAAATATTCCTCACAATCTTCATAGTGTTTTTTTGACTTAAATATTAGTGTTGTGAATCCTTTTACATAATGGCGGTAATACATTTTTACTGATGTTGCAAGAGGTCTTGAATCCCCTTCTAGTAAGCACCTAGCTTTTTTCCTTTCGGTATATCCGTATTCAAGAATATCTTTAAATTTCATTTTTTTGTCTTTAGGTTCTGGAATATCACAATATCTAAATCCTATTAAGTCATAAAACTCTGGACCAATATTAGTCCAATACACTCGTTCTCTTAATTGCGGAGATACTAATTCGCTATTAATCTTTACTGGATATGTACCTAGTAATTCGCTTATTGTGGCATATTCTTTATCTTCCATCTCTACATTTTCAAGTAACCAATACTTAGGTTTGCATTCATTCTTTATCCTCAAATATTCATAAAACAAACTACTCTTATCTCCACTCAATCCTAACTTTTCCTTATTTGCTTGTGAGAAGTCCTGACATGGGCTACCACCTATTAATAAATCTATTTGCGGTAAATCCTTCGTTGATACATTTCTAACATCACCTAATTGAATTGTTCTAGGGTAATTGTGCTGGGTTACTTTAATCGCATGAGGTTTGATTTCGCTTGCATAATAATTAGCTACTTTAATTCCGGCTCTTTCTAAAGCTATCTGTCCACAGGACATTCCGTCGAACAGACTTAATACATTCATCTCAACAACCTCTCTGCAAACCATACTATGAATAATGTTGTCGCAAGAAACCAGGTTACAGCTTTTACTATTTGGTTGAGGTTAAAAGGGGCTTTGCGCCCCTGTTGTGTTGTCATTGTGTTATTCCTCCTTATAATTCTCTATGTGGATATTTAAAATCTTCAATATATTCTGTGTCTTTATCATCAGGGTGAACATAACACATCACGTCTGATTTATCTCCGTTAGGTAAATCTCTATATTTTGCATTTGACTTAAATAATGGTATTATGCGATTTCCATGTTGCTCCTTGTTTAATTCATTGAATAAACCAGTTGAACAATCTCTACAATAATCTGCGTGTTCATAAGCTTTCATATTTACCCCCCTCCCATGCTTTGTATTGTCATTGTGTTACTTCCTCGGCTTCAAAGTAGCACTCTTTGTCATTGCCAATACAACTATCACAAGGTTCTAATTGTGCTTTGACATTTTTGTGTTTACATTTAGAACAATAATGTTCTCCACAGTTGCGATCTATTTTATGTTCCATCTTTACCCCTCCCACTCTTTATTCACGTTATATTCAAAGTCTTTACATGATTTTTTCTTCTTTTTGCATTCGCTGTAGTTTATACAGAGCTTACATAGGTTTATCATGCTACATCAGGCATAGGATCAATTACATTTTTTACTTTGTAATAGTCACTCATTACCCATTCTTTACTTGGTTTGCCTGTTTCCATTTTGCCTAATACTGATAAGTCAACACCTTTTTTCTTTGCTAGGTCTATGAGTGAATCAAAGTGTATCTTAGTAGGTTTTACATTATCCTCATATTCGCCTTCCTCTTTACTTGGCATTTCTTCTGCCCCAGTAAACTCTACTCCATACCCTGCAAATCTTAATGCTCTTGCGATAGCTCTTGTTTCTGCTAATTCAAGAATTGCATTTTTTAGCTTTACATCTCTAGTTATAGTTGCATTGCCTAGTCCGTTGAATATGCCCTTGTCTGTCGTTACCTTTGCCTGTATGATGGCTTTTTCTCCGTCATAGGTTATTACTGTAGTTTCTATTGATACCTTGCTTTCTTCGTGTGCAAGCCTTAATCTGCCACCAACTACGGGATAACTTTTGCCATTTACTTTGACGAGTTCTTCAGGATTAAATTTATTATTCATTGTTAATCCTCCTTAAATTTGATATAATTGATATGAGATTTTTATTTGAGCCTTAGTGGGGCTCTTTTTTTTATTGCTCTGAATTAATCCATATATTGTCGCTTTCTTCGTGGGTTGTTGCTACTTCGTCAATGCGTTCCTTTAGTCTGCTTATTTGTAGTTCTAAATCCTCTACCTTATTTTCAAGGTCCTCTTTTGTTTCATCCCATAGCGCAAAGTCTATTTTCTCTCCGATTTCATCAAGCTTTTTCCAATCAAGTTCTACGACTAATTCACCTAATTTAAATACGGTATATTTTATTTTGCCATCAATTTGAGATCGTTCTACTTCTATTTCTACTTTAGGATCTTCGCCGATGCCCTCTACTTTTATTGCTAACATATTTATTCTTCCTCCCCTACATTTGTTATAGTTTGGATTTTGCCATCCCCTATTACTACCGCATACCCCTGAACGAACAACTCGATTGCATCTAAAAATGTATAATCTTTTATCGCTCTGTACATTTGCTATATCTCCCTCATTAATTCACTAATGCTTGCATTTTGCATCGCTTCGGCGGTGCTTTTTTATATAAGTGCAATTATTATCATTAGTGCTATCCCCACTAATGCAAACCCCCACGCAAAAACGTTTGATTCACTGCAACGTCTTACAAGCCACTTTTCCATATTACTGCCTCCCAATCACTTATTAATAACTCTTCTGGTATCTCTGCCATAGTCAATTTCAAACAATCCTCACACTGACCAAACCCAACAATTTCCTTTACTTCCTGACACTTTGCACATTTTTTAACTGCCATAATAAACATCCTCCAATTCATCAAGTTGT